TACCAATATCGAGCGAATGGATACAAACATGTCACAGACAAATGATTCTCCCATCCTTGTTGTTGGAAACATTTTGTACGCTCGTGAGCTACAAAAAATTCTTCCACACATGCGTGTGATTTCAATCCGGTCATCCCTCACCGGATACTGCACAAATCTGCTGCTTATCGATGATGAGATCGACCTGCACCAGACACCAGAACAAGAACAGAACGTCCTCAAACAGTTGCAGACCCGTCTTGGATACAAAGGCGCGATGATGCGTGTTGATGTGGATAGCTTGGTGACCTACGATGCCTAGTATGAGCAACCCAAAGCACGAAGCGTTTGCCTATGGCCTTGCCAAGGGACAGACACAGCGTGAGGCATATGTCAATGCCGGATATGAAGCGAACGACAGTGCCGCCTCGCGTCTTGCCGCGTCCCCGGTCCTGAAAACCCGTGTGGATGAGCTTAAGAAAGACATCAACCAAAAAATCAATGAGGCAATGGCGCAACCAAACGAAGAAACGTTTGGAACCCTTGCTGAAATGGGATTGACAATGGCTTGGTGTGCAGAAGCATTCAAATCCATTTACAATGAAGCCCTTCAAGCCGGACAACTCGCACCGGCAAACACCGCTGTTGTCAACATCCAGAAGCTTATCGAGATCGAAGGCACGGGCACTGTTGAAGCCCCTGTAGATGAAGGCTCGGTCATCAAGGTATCAGAAGTCAATGAAATGCTTGGACACCTGTCAGGTATCATGAATTCCGCACCAGAGGCACCACCCGAACCCAAAGACATCACCCCGTCAGATGTAGACCCCGTTGCAATTCTGCAACAGATTGAAGGACCATCAGATGACGATGATCACCGTAGCTGAACGGACAGAATACCGTAAGGCTCTAAAGCAACTCACCGATCTAAAAGACGCACTGGACAAATCCATCAGCCGGGGCGAACCGCTTGACGGCGGCATTGCTCTTGCCATGGAAAAGATGACTGGCACCTCAGATATTCATGGGCAGTATCGCGCTTTGGATCATTTGCTGACCACGATGGATGCTCAGTATGATGAGAAATTGCGGTACGCTTCGCAGTTCCGGTTTTCTCCGTTCTGCGAATACATGTATCGTAACGAGCCACCTGCATTCCACCATGAATTCCTTATTGAACACATGGAAGCGGTGCACAACAAAGAGATCATGCGCCTTGCGGTTTCGATGCCGCCGGGGTCAGCTAAGTCAACCTATTCCTCTATTCGTTTCGCTGCGTGGCACCTCGGACGTCGCCCAGATGATCGCTGGCTTCAAGGGGCACACACTCAGACCTTCGCCAAAGACCGTTTGGGTAAGCCTGTACGTAACCTGATCGCTCAACCACGTTTCCGCAATGTGTTCCCAGAGCGTGGCCTTTCTGCAACATCATCTGCTGCTGATTATTTTGAGTTTTCGAACAGCAACGTGTCTTACTATAAGGCAATCGGTGTAGGTCAGGGTATCTCTGGCTTTCGTGCTGACATCGGCGCTATCGATGACCCTATCGCGTCACGTGAAGACGCTGAAAGCCCGACCATGCGGCGGAAGCTGCACGAATGGTTTGAGGATGACTTCGGCACCCGTCCTATGCCGGGTAGCCCTATCTTTGTTGTTGCCACACGTTGGCATGAAGACGACCTGATTGGGTATGAGCTTCAAAAGATGGCTGACGGCACCACAGCATACCCGTGGGAGGTTATCAACATCCCTGCGCTTGCTGAGGATGATGACCCACTCGGACGTGAACCGGGTGAAGGCCTCTGGCCCGAAGTCTTTGGCACTGAATGGTATACGCTCAAAAAAATTGACAGCACTGCACGTTCGTGGAACAGTCTGTATCAAGGCAAGCCCTCGGACGAAGAAGGCGGCGTGCTTAAGCGCGACGACATCAGCCGGTGGAAGACACCACCCAAGGACCTGTTGCGCAAAGACGGCAGCATGTTCAAGAAGGTTATCAAGAAGACCACATTGTCTGTTGACTGTGCTGAGAAAGCCACACAGCGCTCTGACTGGACGGCGGCAACCATCTGGGTTGAAACCTACGACAAGAAGCACTACATCATCCACGCGGCTCGGTGCCGTAAAGAATTCACCGACATGACCAAGTGGATCGACGCCCTTGCACGCGCCTTCAATGTGGATCAAATCCTCGTGGAAGACAAAGGTGCTGGTACTCAGTATATTCAAGTGCGTAAGGACAACCCCGGACCTGCTCCGGTCATTCCTATCAGTACCAACAACAACTCCAAACAGTTCCGTTTCGATGGCGTCACACCCATGTTTGAAGCGGGCTTGGTGTTCTTTCCTGAAAAAGGTGTTGACTGGATCGCTGATCTTGAAGACGAATTGTTGAAGTTCCCGAACGCAAAGAACGATGACTATGTGGACAGCGTGTCACAATACCTGAACAACACACGTAAGGGTAAGGTCAAGAAGGGCATGCAGAAGGTCAACAGCGGGCACCGCTAAGGGCAGTCAGGAAATTTCTCTGCCCAACCTTCGGGCCGCTCGCCTCGCATCAACCTGTTCTCGGCGATACACTGACAGTCATCACGGGTCCAAGAACCAAAGGCTATTGGATACCAGACTGAGGTCGCAAACTTGACCTGCTTATATGTGTAACCGACGATTGACATAAGGCTATTTACGCAACGATACGGGCACCGTCAATGTCTTTTTTGCTTGTGTTCATGTGACAATTTGTGTAGAAAAGTCACAAGTTAGGCTCTGTCCTGACTGTCCTCCAAATGCTCAACTGGCTCCGCTTCGGCGGGGCCTTTTTTCTTTTCCCCCCACAAAAATATTTATTGTAGGGGAACGGGGACCCTTCGGAATTCGAAAGGGCTTGGGTATAAAAAGTTTAGCAGGATGTAAATTTTGTTGTTGCAATACTTCTTCGAATCATTCATACAGGATGCAACAGAGAAGGAGATACACATGCACAAAGTCACTATTGGAATAGAAGACGGAGAGTATTACGCGGTCATCGACAGCGATCTGACGGCGTATCGTGACACACTGGAAAGCTTGATGGGCTTTCTTATGGGCTACACTCTTGGGATGCCCTTCGAATTGTCACTGTGTACCAGCCTCGTTAACGGCGTAGAATAATGATTGGGAGAACAAAATGTCCACATTGCAGCAAAGATATAATGACCTACGAGTTCGGCTTCGCGCCGTCCGGCTGGCATTACAAGGGTGTTTCGATAGCAGCACACGGGTCTTGCAAAGGGAGTCACATGCGCTTACAATCGCCCGGAAGACTTCCACAAAACCTATCACAGACTTCGACAAGAACCTTGCTGTAATCCTTGAGCACTTCGGCATCAAGCAGCGTGAGTTCGCTGGTATGCCTGCCCGGTTTCAGAAGGTACTGCGAGGCTGTGTAGCTGGTGAGCCCAACCGCAAACGGTACATGGCTAAGGCCAACTCATTGCTTGTCCTGTATCGGATATGGCAGTGGTCGGATGGCAAATGTTACCTGTGCAACAAAAAGAAATCGTTCAAGCAGATCACTGCTGACCACGTTTTCCCGAAGTCTCAGGGCTACCGATTGAACCGAAACAGCATGCCAGCGTGTGGTAAATGCAACTGTGAAAAGCAGGACCGCACACCAACCATCGCCGAAGTTCAATACACTTGTGAGGCTTATGAAGCCATCGGAAAGGTCTTTGATCCATCCTGCGTTGAGACTGATCACGATCACCCTTGGCAGGTATTCAAGCCTATCGGATTAGACCACTTTGACCCACGGGGAGAAACAAAATGAAGTGTCCACATTGCAATAAAGACATCCAAGATAAGGATGAAGCACGCCGGGAAAGAGCGAAGGCAGCGGCTGAGATTGAACGCATCAATAAAGAATACGCCGCCCACAATCCTATCGCTGATACCAACAAAATACCCGGCGGGGACCCAGACAAATTCGATAGGGCTAGGGTCATTGGTGCCGCACCTGTGGGATACTTTGCCATGGCTTACGGGGTTATCACTGGACCCTTTCGGGATACAATCAAAGAGGCTGAGGCAGACGTTATCGACGGCGCAGAATGGTACGAGGCAGGCGGAGTCAGTGCAGTGGCACACGCTTGGCGAGTGATAGACGTTTGATGATAAAACGGCTCTTACGCTTGGCGTCGAGGAATGATCAAGCAAGAGAAATTACTACCGCTAAATAATATTACGAATCACCGTGTCATTCTTACCACACCCTTCGAATCATCAGAGACGGGTTCTAACCGAATCAATCAGGGCTACGCCCTCTGAAATTTTCATGTGACAATTTGTATAACGAAATGCTCGGACAAAATAAACTGCACACGGTCTCGTGACAAAAGAAGACTTACCCTATAACCCATTGTAAATAAAGCAGTTATTTTGTCACAAGACAATAAAACCATGTGACAAAAGGTAGAAAAGATCATAACGAATTGTCGTAATTGTCATAATGATAAGCTTTGTGACATCAAAAAATGCAACCGTTTCATGTTGCTACACATGATTCTTTTTGCTAGCTTCACATTATTGATGAAATAGCAACAAGAAAGCTGAACTGATGTCAGAGCCATGTAAGAAATGTGGTTCCACCAAGACGTGGAAGGATGGACGGTGTGCACCATGTGCTGTCGCTAATAAAAAAGAAGCACGTTCCAAAGAATCAACACGTAAGCCGGGTACTCTCAAACCGGGCTGGGCGAAGAAGGGATTAACAAAAAAAGCCGCTGACGCGGCCCTTCCTAAGCCTAAGAAAATCAATGACATGAAAAAGCAGAAAGTATGGGAATGCATTAACTGTGGAAACCGGACTGATCGTTGGAAAGACGGCACGTGCCGCCCATGTGCAAACAAACGTAAGCGGGACAAATACGCGAAGCTTAAAATTGAAGACCCAGAAAAATATCAGTATTATCTTGACACGACAAAAGAACGTGCAGACCAGAAGCGGCAAGAAGAGGCGGATATTCAAAATGTGATTGAGCAACACAACGCACTCAATCGAAAGTCCTACAACAAACGCAAACACCGCCTACAACAGGCCACTCCTTCATGGCTATCACCCTCTCAAATTGTCGAGATCGAAGCCCTTTACTTCACAGCCCGCCAACTCAAACGTAAAACAGGCCAAAAGTACCACGTAGATCACATCGTTCCTCTGAAACACCCTATGGTTTGCGGTCTTCATGTTCCATGGAACCTTCGCGTGATCACCGATGAAGAAAACAACATCAAAAAGAACGCACCATACCGGGACCCAAACGAATTTACATAGGCTTGGGGTATCCGCTGACGCGGACCATAATAAATCGATAAAGGCATGGGCTATTATCTGATTACATCGGGACCCTAACGAATCAGTGTTGGGGACCCTACGCGAATCGAAATGGGCTTGGGGGTTGATTTGATAAAATGAATGGGCTATACAGGCATTATCAGAGGTCTTTTATCCTTGTGTACCTCTGTGATTGAATGGGGTCGGTGCGTTTTTCCTTTGCCGTTGTCGCGGTAGCACCGACCCAACAACCATCAGGATACTCATGTCAGATACCGATAAGAAACCCGACTGGTTTTATACCGACAACACCGGTCGTCGTATCGGATACATCTGGCCCGAAGACATGCTGGCTATCCTCGATTCTATCTGGGGCAAGAAGCAGGGCATCAAGAACTTTGCCCGCTACGCGGGCTACAGTCGTACGCAGGTTGAGCGCTGGTGTAATGGTAAAGCCCCTGTCCCACGCAACGTGGCATTGCTGGTCATGTTTATGCAGCGTGACGTGATCTCTCGCCAACGTTCTGATCGCAACGCCAAGCCATATGCCAAGCTGGTCGATCTGAACGCTGACTGGTTGCCAGATCATGAACCAAAGTTTTCTCTTGCATCTATGCCCGTGGGCTGATACATGTAGGGCTCACGGTGTGGACATCACCCTCGGTTCAAAAACTGTCTGTTTACCTCCCTGTTGAACTGGGGTCTGATCATACTGGTCAGGCCCCATTTTTTATTCATGGCGGTTAGATGAGTCATACATTGGAGAACACGAAAACAGGCGCAGCCTGTGTGAGGGTTCCACTGTGACGAAAGCCCGCGTCAGCGGGAGGCTTATCACGATCTCTCATTTTTCTTATCATGATCGGTCATTTTTTCTGGCGAGCAAAAAGCCAAACTCGTTATCACGATCTCTCGTTTTTTCTCGCGTTGTCATGAACGCGCATTTTTTCACGCGAAAATTTTCTTATCATAATCGCTCATTTTTTCTGGCGCACCGGGGCGCGTTTTCGTTCTGGCGTTTTGGCTGGAGAATTTTGTGGCGCGAAAAAAATCTGTGCCTTACTTTTGACACATTTCAAAAGAATCAGAGTCCGCACTCCTAAACCGTCCCATACTGTCGCGATGTCCGTCGCGGGTTCCTGACCTCACAAACAATATAGAACGGGGCCGCGATGATTCGCAACCCCTAAAATGCACATTGCTAAACTTTTTTATTCTTAGGCAACGTGCACCAATTCAAAGCGCGGCGTTTCGCGGATTGTTCGGGCTAGGTCTGATTCCAGCCATTCGCAAGAATAGCTGTGGTCCCCGTGGTGGTATGTTTCGCCCGCGCTCAATCGCTGAAAAATCTTTGCGCTACCAAAACCGAGTCCCTTGCCTATCATCGCGCGGCTAGTGGATTCGATACATGGGTTGCGGTTGCCTACCATATCCGATTCGTAGACCCGAAACGCGCCGCCTTTCGTCTTAAATACAAAGCGGCCTTTACGTGGTGTTGGGTGTGTCATGTGTGATTCCTTTGTTAATGTGCATTCTTTATAGCAGATAAAAAAGTTTAGCAATGGGCATTTTGTTGTTGCGCATCATTTTGGGGCATGGCATAACGTCCTTACTGAAACGAAACACAAGCCAACACGATAGGAAAACATCATGGCAAACGGCGCAGTCCTCTTTGAAGGCAAAAGCAAAATTGACGGCTCACCCATTGTTGTAATTGCAACGGGTATCAAGTCCGCAAGCTCTAACGCAAAAACCGGTGACCTTGTGCAAACATGGATTCTCCGGGCTGATATGACCCCGCAACAGGCTGTTGACAGTGGCGCGGATGAATCAATCTGCGGGCAATGTCCACACCGTGGCGACGTTGTAGACGGTAAGAACGTGAATCGCTCTTGCTATGTCACAATCTTTCAAGCCCCGCGCAACATCTATCAGACTTGGAAACGCGGCAAATATGCCAACTACAAAGGCGCAAAGGGCCGCGCATTGCTTGCGGGCCGCAACGTCCGACTCGGTGCCTATGGTGACCCCGGCGCGGTGCCTTTCCATATCTGGCAAAACTTGCTTGCAGATGCAAACACGGGCACGGGTTACACTCACCAATGGAAAGAGGCTGACCCGCGTTTTGCGCAATATTGCATGGCAAGCGCTGACAACCTAGAAGAGGGCGAACAAGCCCGCGCCATGGGTTACCGTACATTTAGAGTCGGCTCACCCGCTGAAAAAATGGTAAAGGGCAAAGAATTTTTGTGCCCCGCGTCAAAAGAGGCTGGAGTCAAAACCAATTGCGCCGCGTGCCTTGCATGTGGTGGCTTGTCCAGCAAAAACAAAGCAAGCGTTTTTATCCCCGTGCACGGCGCGGCGGGCAAGATTAACGCCATGGTTAACCGCTTGAAAGAGGGGGAGTCACTATCCAACACCTAGCCGCATTGGTGCCCTTGTGTGGTGCCCTTTACATCCTGCAATTCTTTTTTAACTAAGGAGTCAACTATGACCAAACGCGACCAAACAAACCACAATGACAAAGCAAACGCACGCGACAAAAGCCGCGATAAATGGGGCGTGAAAGCACAACGCCAAAAGGCGCGACGCAACAAAGCCAAACGCCGCAACCTTGAGTCCGGCAAGGCTTGGAAATAAATTTAGCTAGGTGGGCATTTTATCCTTGCGAATCATGCCCGCCTATGGCAAAACTACCTTATCGAAACAAACAACCTTGAAAGGGTTTCAAAATGTCTCTTAGCGATTTTCTGTCAAATGAAGCTTTGAAAAAAGCCGATGAAAAATTTCATGAGGGTGAAAAAGCCTTTCAGGAACGGGTTGCACAAACTACAAAAACCCGTCTTTTAAATAATCTGGCCCAAGGAGTCAAATAATGTCAAACGTCGAATTTCTACCCCGCGAAGTTGTCGAGGAAAAGCTTGCCAAAAGAGGCGCGAAAATCACCACCGTTGTTTTTGCAAAGAAGTCCGGCGACGTTGTGCGCCGTACAGGTATGCCCAAAGTTTACAAGCGCCGCGTAGGGGGCGAAACCGGTCCCACTGCAACGCCCGAATCAATCAAACGCGCCGCAACCGCTCGCAAGTCTTTGAAAGACTCCGGCAACGTGTTCTTTGACGCCCCCGCCAAAGACGGCAAGGGCTTTGCGTTCAACCTTGACCGCGTGGTGCACATCTAATGCGCCGTCAACGTCGCGCAAGCATTGCCAGCCTTTTCCCTTGGCTGGCAATCAAGCCCCGCCCCACGGTCGCACCGCTTGACCCGCTCAAAACGCTACGCTTTGAAGCCGCATTGCACCGCTCAAACAAGCCCCGCCCATTTTGGGCAACCTGAAACAAGAAAGAGGCCCGCTAACGCGGGCTTTCTTTTTGTTGTCACATTCTGTAACAGAACAGATTCCGCCGACCCTCGCGTCCCATACTTGGTTTTACCCTTTCCTGACCTCACAACCTTTGTATGTGATTCGCTTGTTTGGTACAACAACAAAATGCACACTCTGCTAAACTTTTTCCTTGCAATGATCTGCGACTCACTGCATAAAGGAATCAACCTAAACAGAGGATAAAACAATGGTTGAGAAGATTTTTCTAGGCACGACTCGCGGCATGAACGAAGGAGTCTGGATCGAAAAGCATAAATTCGATTGTGGCTGGTATTGGGCTTTTGGTTACATCGGAAACCGTAACCTGCACATGCACATTGAATCACTCATAAACCACCCTGAAAAGCATGATCCCGATGGATGGACGGACGTCGGGCGACAATTCAGCCGAACTTGGCTCACACAAGACCAGTGGTGGATATTGCGCGACCTGTTTATTTCTGCATACGCGTTGAAAAAAGCCGCTGCAGTCTATCGCCGTGGCGGGCACCAGTCCGGCAAGGCTAAACCTTACCGCGTAGACAGCGAAGAAATGGAAAAGAGAATCAACGCTGATCTCGAAACATTGTTGGATCGACTTTGGGGCTTTTTGACCACCGCGCGCGCCGAGTTCGAAAATAAGGGCAAGAAAGAATAAAGTTTAGCAGGATGTGCATTTTGTTGTTGTGTGCATCCTGTGAATCACCTATAACAGTGTTACCGAAACAAAGAACACAAGGGTAACGACCATGGAACTCATCTCCGCAAACCCCGATATTTTCGACATCATCCGCGCTTGGGCCGTAGCAAACCCATTTGACTTTTTCTGGATGGGTACAATTGGCTTGATGATCCTTTGCTATTTCACAAAGGACTGGATTTGATGACCGTTACAGCAATCACCAACATTGACGTCTATTACAACCTGCATCGCCACCTATGGTCCTGCAAGTGTCGCTCTACAGGGCGTGTTATACGACACGCCCACACCGTTGTTACGCCCTTCTCTGCTAAGCTGGTGGTGCGTGAGGCTGGACGTCAACAGGTGCTGAGAGAAGGCAGAAAGAACGTGCATGCATTTGCACGGGTAGGGGATGCGGATACAGCCTATAAGGTGGATGGCTGGGAAGCGTTTGCCAAAGGTCTGCCCGGGGTTGTTCAAGTATCCTATAATCCTTATAGGGCGGGATACTTCTATGACAAGGCCACAGGCGACGCAGTGGCAGACGTTAAAAGCCTTATTATGCTGGCCCCTACGGGTATGCACCCGCAAGTGTGGGCCGTGGTGTAATTGTTTAGCAGAGTGTGCATTTAACCCTTGCACACACCCTGCGAATCAGGTAGGTATAGGGTACACACAGAGACACACACAGAGGAATAAGATCATGGCACACACCACCGTTACCCTATGCTACAAAGAGACTGAGTTCGAAGTCGATGTTGAAGGTGATGTGTCAACAGGTGGCAGCAACAGCTATGGAAGCGATGAGCCTGAATGGTTTGATGTAGAGGGGGTGACGTACACCCACCCACAGCGTGGCAGGCCCCTGTTCCCTGCCCTGACACGATGGATAGAAAAGAATCACTATGATTATGTGACTGATCTACTGATAGAAGCGCATGAAAGCTGGTGAAGCGATGAAAGGGAAGCGATGAGACAGTGATGCAGACTAAAGGCTAAGTAATTGATTTTATTAAAAAGTTGCGGGACCCAAGACGGGGTACCGCCCCGGCCTACCGTTTCGCCCTAGTTAGCGTAGCTATGTTAAGTGCAAAGTATGGATTACAGGTGGTGTTCGGGGACCCAAGGCAGACAAGGAGGCTATATGAGTTCTAAAGAGAAAGAATGCGTCGGATGGGTTGATCTTGAGATCGACGACGACGATGAACATCACCGGCGCGGGGCTCCACCCCGTCGCATGACAACAGAAAAAAGGTTTCGCCGCGATGCAAACAAACACTCAATACCTTCTGGGAAAGCTCGCTGAGGAAGCGGCGGAACTTGCACAGATTGCCATCAAGGCCCAACAGTTCGGGCTCCATGAAGTCTTTGGCGGGCAGGGAGACAACCCTTTGTCCAATGTCCAACGGATCGAAAATGAATTCAACGATGTCATCGGCATCATTGACATGCTGAACAGCGAAGCGCATGCAGGTATTGATGAGGACCCAGACAAGGTTCTCGCGAAGCGCCACAAGGTCAACAAATGGCGCGACTATGCGCGTGAACAAGGACTGGTCGAATGATGTATCTGACAATCACTTTCGCAGCGATGCTTCCTTTGGGGTTCCTGATGACAGTCGGAGCCTTCGGAACTTGGGGATGGAATGAACGCGCCGGGATCGTATCTGGGGTCATGGGCCTGTTCTGTCTTTTGATGACTGTACTCGTCTGGGAACAGCAATACGAAAGTCAATGCGCAGCAGCGGGTGGCATCGTACTCGACTTTATGTGTGTCGAAGCTGACGCCATTATCGTGCTGCCATGATTGGGGAAAGCACAGAACACGAACACTTCGACCGGGCAATCCAAGAGATTGACGCAGGCGTGTTTTCAAGCGATGCTCTGTGGACCCCACAAGCTCGTCGCGTGTTTCAGGCGTACCTCGCTCGCTGGCTAAAAGCATCTGTGGAAACAGAAAACACGCACGAAGTCGAAGACGAAGCGGATGACTATGTTGACTTCGCTCCGGTTATGGAAGAAAATGCAGCCCGGAGCCGACGCGGACTTCGCCGGTAAGGAGATAGCCATGTGGTTGACAGAAGAAGAAATCGATACGGTCTATAAAGACCTTCCGTTGAAGCGTCGCCCCACAAGCATGCACGCATCAGCAGCACCCGGCGCTACGCGCCAGCAGGTATTGAACGAACTTCGTGCGTCGCAACTACGTGTTCTTGAAGGCGGGTTTGATGTCATCAAATCCATGGACGATGGAACCACATCGTTTCGCAGGAACTACAAAGGCTTTCGTGAAATCGGCTGGAACCCCATTAAATCATTCATCGTTGCGCTGACGCGCAAGATCAAGAACATCTGGCAGATATGGAAGGTCTAGGACCGCACCCGCTAACGCGGGCCTCTACCAGTATGACATGTGAATGGGCTAAGAACCCAATAACCAAAAAGTGGACCTGCAAATCATGTGGGAAAGTTGATAACCGGAGGCACAGCGTTCTCACGAACACTTGAGTGAGCGTTGTCCTCTAAAAACAATGTAACCTGTTTGTTTCCACTTGTTAAAACAATACTTAGTGTTGTTTCTGGTATAGAAACATGATAAACCAATAACCGACTCGACGTTACACTGGGTAATGCCTTAGTTGTTTCGGGTGCGAGCCTTGCAAGAGAGCGCGTCAGCGCGGAGAATTGATTGATGATTAAAAAGACCCCCGATGAATGGTTGAAGGACTCACGCTTCGCTGGGATCACTGTTCTTGATCCTGATGGCTGGGATCGCTCTGACTTCGAGAAAAGCTGGGCAGAGGAAATCACCGAAGGTGAAATGAACCGGCGTGTGATCATGTCCACGTGTTTGATGGTCAACCTTCCACCGGCTCCTATGCCAACTGCTATGCAGTCTTTGATGGACGGGATCGCCGATCCCAATTCGAAAGGTATCTGATATGTTGTTGGTCAATTTTATGGGTTCGCCCGGATGTGGTAAGTCTACAACTGCGGCAGGAGCTTTCTTTGAACTCAAGTGTCAGGGCTGGAACGTCGAACTTATCACTGAGTACACCAAAGAACTGATCATCAAAGGCGATGCGGATACTTTGGCGGACGAGTTGTTGGTGTTCGCTGAGAAGTACCGGCGCGTGGCGATGATGAAAGACGTGGACATCGTTATAACGGACAGTCCGCTGCTGAATTCTGTCATTTATGGTGGAGCCCAGTTCGGAGACGCGGCAGTTTCTTTCTATAAGGAAGTTGCGGCATCGTTCGACAATCTCTACTTCTTTCTGAATCGTAAAGGGGAATATGTACCCTTCGGAAGGATGTCAGATGAAGCAGATGCCCAAGAACATGGACAGGCTTTGTTTGAAATGATGTTCGACGAGGGGATCGGGCTCAAAATCTTCGATAACGTGGGTGGAGCAATGACCCCAATCGTGGACACCATCAAGACCGAGGCGAAGAAACGTGGGTATGTTCCCTTTTTCTGACCTTTTCTGAAAAAACTTGTTGACATACGCGAATCCCTTCCGTATACATCGACACATCAAACGTAACCCGCAACCAAAGGAGGCGGACATCATGACTAGCTCATTTACCAACGCCCCTATGCGGGCATCTATCGGCGGCGCACCATTGTGTGCCATTCTCCCGGCTCACTATACGAAGCCGACACACGGAGAACGCGAGACCAATCCGGGCCATTGCCCTGAGATTGGTGAAGTGGACCAACCAAGCCCACTCTTCGCTTAACTTAGGACAATGCCCCGGCAAGATTTATGGGGCCTTCTTCTAAATGGACTAGGAAACCACCCTTTCAAGGTGCGTAATGCGGGTTCGAGCCCCGTAGGCCCTACCATAAGTTTTCGCCGATGTAGACTACGTTAGATACTTTCTCTACCCTACATCATAACGCAACAATCTTTCGCAAGATTTTCCATCGAAATCTATTTTCGGTGTTGACGAATCAAAGCGCCAGATTTAGACCGTAATTGTTGCTTCCATCAAGATGGAACGCAGTGACATGTTGCTTCTGAGAGCGACGAAGCAGACACCAAGACCCGGAAGATCGTCGAATTTTCCTCTTGACTGTGAAGAGCCTCTCAGACAACATAACGACACGGCACTTTGGACAGTTTGTCCACGTTATTTGACAGGGATTGAAGCCGTAAATCCCAAACTGGTTGTTTTGAACGTATAAATTCCGTTAAATCGGTTTCCCTGTACGTCGAGCCGTAGTAGTCAGGCGATCTGGCCCCTGCGATGATCGGCTCAACTATGTGACTGTGGTGATGCGGGTGCCCACGTCGGTTTGAAAAGCCGAAGATGAAGGTTCGAGTCCTTCCGGTCACACCATAACGTCTTTGATCGCTGTGCGGCTGACCAATATCCCCGGTCATCGCCAAAGGAAAGTCTTTCGCGGTCTAAACGAATTTGTGTGGTTGAGCATAGCTCGCTGCACAGCGTTCAAAGATGTTATTGCGCGGGTCGTCTAAAGGTAGGACGCCTGAAAGCCGGAAATTGGTGGTTGAATTCCACCTACGGGAGAAAAATCCCGTCTCGTCTAATGAGTAGGACGCCGGGACCGAGGAAATGCAGGCTCGAACCCTGCCTCGCGCTCCAAAATTGCAGAGGTAGTCAACGCGTTTGGATACGCAGCCCTCCTGGACATAGGTAGAATCTGCTTGACGGCGAGAATAGATGCGGTTAGCGCTGACGGTCTAGGATTTAAGTCGAGGGAGTGAAATGCAAGAAACGGTGCGGGTTCGAAACCAATCCAAAGTAATGTAACAACCCTATCACGGAAGCCAATTCTAGCGTCGCCGCACGGTGCGGGCCTTCCTCTCATAAGGGAATGTGCAACGGGATCGTTACCCGAGGACGCTACCATCGTCTGATCGTATAACGGCAGTACACCATCCGTATGGGGATGGAAGTCCCGGTTGAATTCCGGGGAAGGCGACCATATCACGGTCTGGTGACAAGGGATCATTCACCAGAGTAATTCATGCAGTGTTGCAGTGCGTGGGCCTATAGCATACCCGCTGACGCGGGCACAGAGGAAGCTAAAAAGTTGACGCGTGACCAAATAGCTTGTCAAATCAATAAGGAACGCGGAGGGGATGCAAAACCCTAAAATTTAGAAGGGAGACAACCCTACAAAACACCCGACACAGCAGACAAAAAGATCGTCCGCTAATAGGGCCAACACCATCCAGTTAATCGCCGGATGATCAGATAGGTTGGAGGCCACACCGGCTTGCTAAGGTGAGGATGTGCTGACCATCCATATTAGATCAGTGGGGCGGCGGGCGTCCTAGTGCAAGGTTGATTACCATCCGCGTTATTGAATTGGGTGCCCATTCCTGATGTGTCTGGGTTACCCATCCACACATACCGAACCTCCCGTGGTTGGGAGACTTCCATGTAGTGTGGCGGAAATGGGCTGGCACCGATAACAACGCGCCCCACACCCCTGTGATTGGGGGACGGAGCCTAACGACCCAGCGTGGAACGTACCTCCCACAGCCAGTGCGACGCACCAAGCCGCGAAGCATTCCTCTTATAGCAAGTCAAACGGTCACACCGGGTCCTAGACCTCGTTCAGCCAAAAAGACTACTGCGTAACCTTGGAATGACTGTCAGCCGCAAAAAGCATCAAGGAAAATGGCATTCATGTGCGTGACTTTTCTGGACGTTTTCAGAGTAAAACAGTCCACCAGATATTGACGTGGTGTCCGAATGGCTAGGTACCGGATTGCAAACTCGGTTATGTGGGTTCGACCCCCACTCACGTCTCCATTTCATGAGTGACACTTCGTGTTGCTCCATTGTGGAAGTCCTTGAGAAAGGCGGCAGAAAGCTTGAGATAAGGCTTCTGAGTAATCGACGGCGTAACAACGCAAAAAGCTATAGAACCGCAGAGCGGGTTAAACGCCCGACAGGCGTTCGTCGATGGAAGGAAGAGATAAGGCATGGTGAGTAGGCTGTTGACTAACTTGGATGGATACCTTATGTCGGTTGGTGATAAAGGTAACACGCCGGGACAGCATTTGCGTTTCAAACCCGGAAATAGGAGTTCGATTCTCCTACCGTACACATAAGTCAAACGAGCGCAGGCCTACGCCGTAAGCCGCACGAATTTAGGTGGGACAAACCAAACCAGAGAAGGAGTAAGACATGAAGAAACTTCTGATGACAGCGGCTGCATTGGCTGCAATGACAGGTTCCGCTTTTGCACAATCGTCGCCATGCGGTGCGTATGATCTGACTGCACAACATCTTGTTGATGTTCGCGGCGAGGTGAAGATGCTGGTACTGGATACCAATTCTTCAACAAGTGAAACCATAGATCATGCCGAATTTTGGATTAACGTTGAGACGGGCTCTTTCACCTATCTCTTTGTCCATGTCGAGAACAACTTTACCTGCATTGGCGACCGGGGAGAAAGCTCAGAGGCTGCTTCGCGGGACGACACCCCGGCACCAACGCCAGAAGGGGAAGAAGGATAACGAGGCGAGAAATCGCCGCATCAGGGTATAGCTCAGTTGGTAGAGTGTGGGCTTTGGAAGCTTAAGGCGCAGGTTCGAGACCTGCTACCCTGACCAATAATCAAGGTGTAACTCAGCATCCCAGAGTGCTTGGGCGTGAAACCCAAGAAGGCATCGGTTGGAATCCGATCACCTTGACCAATAGACCGTGCAAACGCCCCACGGTCTCAAAATATAGAACGTGACTTCGGTTGCGCGGGTCCACGGAGCGCCGTCTGGGGCCAGCCGATAAGAGGTAATACCAGAACTACCGTGGAGTGGGCGGTAACCGTTTCATCAGGATGTAGCCGTCAGTCTCATCCTTGCAGGATGTAGCTCAGTTGGAAGAGTACCGGCTTCGGAGCCCGGAGGTCGTGGGTTCGAGCCCCACCATCCTGACCAATGACACCCGACCGCCTCTCGAAGAAGCGCATCTGTCGAAGCCGAATTAACGGAGATCGCTCGGTAGGAACACCGAGTATGGGTGATTATTTTGAACTTTCTGCAAAAAGTTGTTGACACTGTTTAGCACTTTATGTAGAACACAGGAACTCCTTCGGGAGTAGGGCCGCATGAGGTCCTTAAGGATAAGAGCAGCGATGCTCCCAAAGATAGGCCGCTCCAAAGCCTACGCTGGAAACAGTCCATTTATGCAAGCCCAGAATACCAGCGCCGGGTAGAACCGTAGCGTTGGGCGTATCACCAAAAGATGCGCTAAATGGTAAGTCTGCGGCACGGGTCCGAAAGGATAGCGAAAACCTCAAAAGGGTGGACGTAAGGAGGGTAGCTACTCCGCCAGTGCCATGCAAAGCAGTCGAACATTGATTTTCAATGGGTAGAGGATTAGTCTGACCATTCGCGTGGAAAGGCGGTTCTCAGTTTAAGCGATGAGGGGCTGCAAAAGCCCGGAGCCGTGAAAGACCGTTGATTAGGCCGCAAGCCGAAAGATACTGAAGCGTGTTGTATTCTGAGGGTCAAAAGCCTTTGGAGCAATCGGACAAGCACGTTTTATGGAAACATCATATTGGCCTCAAAAGCCGATGCTTTTTGGTAGCATTCAAAATGTAAAGCAAAAGACATGTCCGGTCATGTGTTAAAGGTGGTTAATACCGTGCCACTCTGGAACACGGTGCATCCTAGCTCGCAAGGCGAAGATGTTTGTTTGGATAGAAGACGTAGCTGGTTAGCGCTGGCGAATTGCTCGCAAGGCAAGCGGAAGATTGAAAGACGAGTAGCACATGGCGACAGCCCAAACGCGAGGGCTTTATAAGATCGCACCACTGAGGACTACAAGGGGAGGTGTCAAAGCCCGTCTTGTGGAAAAAGCCCAAGGTTCGCCGCAAGCGGATCGTACAGGCCATAAGGTTCTCATTGAAAGCTGTATTCTCAGGCTGGCTAAATTATTGCGGGATGGTGTAAAGCAACACGCCGGGGTCAACTCGGAACTAAGGGCTCGAACCCCTTTCCTGTAACCACACAGACTTATTTTGGGGTACCTGACGCTGACGCTTGATTGACGAGGCGGTCCTTTTCATCCACAGGGCGAACCGGGGCGGAGTGGATGCCCTCCGAATATCAGGCCCACCATGATAAGTTTGACTTTCGCGCCGACATCATGTATAGTGCGCAACACACCCACCTCTCGCTGACGCGAGGGGACGGAAAGCCCGGTTCGAAGTCGGGAGAGTAATATCAGCGTGTTGGGCTCTGCGGAGCGGAGGGGCTGGATATTCACTAAACTGTTTTGTTGCGGGTTAGAGCAGTAGTTAGCTCGCCATCCTCATAAGGTGGAGGTCATCGGTGCAAATCCGGTACCCGCTACTAAGCAGTTTTGGTCACGGCGTTGTCCGGTAAAGGGTGCAGGCAGGACGACTAAAGACGTCTAGGTAAAAACAGTAGCCTGATTAAAGTCTCGGTGAGCGCCTACCAAATTTATGCAACCAAATAAGGTTGCTTTTCCCAATAGCAACTATATTCACTTGCTTTGACAGCCAAATTCGGCTGTTATTTGCGTTTACAGCCTCATAAGGCTGTGACACCATGTCAACGAAGATGGAAACACTGTATACCGCTTGATACTTTGGGGAGCGGGAATAACAGGCCGCGCTTAGACGCCGCCAGAGGGTCCACGTTGAAACCACTGACAGGCATATACCGTTTGATGTAGCCGCAGGTCAGAGACCACTTCGTATAATGGAACGTGTTTGGTCGTATATGTTAGTACCCCGCGTAAGCCGGGAAAAGCATCCCTGCATGATATAATTTCACTTTCCGTTTGACATACTAATCGAATCAACGTAAGTTGTTCGTACGAAACACACGTATATCTTCAACTTTGAAGACATTTCTGGACCGGGGGGCGGTACCCCGCGCCTCCACCACGTGTGCACTGTGAATAGCTCCGGGAGGATGACCGATGCCCGGTAGCGTGGTCCAGACAGTGCATACCTGATGGGGGCGAAATAGGATCGACAGGATGGACGAGAATGAGCGGCGTGTCGGGTTGGCCTAAACGTTATCTGGGCAATTGGTCTTCGGACTGAAAACTTACTAAATGCAGCAAACACAAATGCAGCACCTGTAGCTCAAGCTATCGCAGCCTAAGCTTACTGGGGTCCGAGGGTACCTAGCAACAGAAACCCTCACACCACACCTTACCTTACTCAACACAGAAAGACCCTACACATGTTTACAGTAAAATACGTACAGCCACGTCCAAATGATGGACAAAGCAACATGACCTACGAATACGCAGACCGCGTTGAAGAGGTTTTCACTAAGGATGACGTCAAAATCGTCCGCCTCACCCGGTTCGTTACCGGAATGAGCGCAAACACCAACAACGAAACCAATATCATGATGGATTCTGAGGGCGAACAAGGTCCATCGGCAGTATTCATCGAGAACATGCAAGGACGGCTGGTCCAGCGCATCACGACAAGCGTGCCGTACAAGGACCTGCCGGAGAATGTAGCATGACCGAGATTTTTCGCTGCCTTGCCGGGTCCCGTCTTTATGGGACCCACAATGCAAATTCTGACCACGATTATAAAGCTGTTCACTTGCCAACTAAGCGCCAGTTGCTTCTCGGCAAGCGGGACATGGTAATCAGCCGGTCAACAGGATCGAACACAAGTCGTAACGGTGCTGATGATGTGGATGTTGAGAGCTTTGAGCTTCAACGGTTTCTCCAACTCGCCGGAGATATGCAGACAATTCCAGTGGAAATGTTGTTTGTGATGGATTCTGATCCTTTCAACAACAAAAAAACCTATGATTTTGATCCAATTTGGGTAAAAATCATGGCAAATCGTGATAAAATCCTCAACGGCAACACAAAAGCCTTCGTCGGATACTGCAAAGGACAGGCGGTTCGCTATTCCATGCGCGGCAAACGTCTCGCGACGTATGAAGCGGTCTGTGAAGCACTTGCCAACGCCTACACCGATTTCACCGTAGGGATGTTGCGCGAAACGCTTGAAGTGATTGAAGGTGTAAAATTTGTGCCCAAGAAGCAGCCTGACGGACGCTTCATGGATTACCTCGACGTTTTCGGTCGCCAGTGCCCTGAAACTCTTTTGGCAGGCAAGGCACACAAGATTTACCGTAAACCTGTTGATGAAGCAGGAGACCGGGCTCGTCGGGCCAAAGAGGCGGGCGGTATGGACTGCAAAGCGGTGTATCATGCTGTTCGGATCGCAAATGAGGGCATTGAACTGTTTGGAAGTGGCGAAATGCACTTTCCGTGCTCTGATTTACCTCTTTTGAAACGTATTCGGGCCGGAGAAGTCGAAATTGATGACATTTTGGACATTTTTGACGAGAAAATCGAAATTCTCGAAGATTTGGCCCAAAAAACACCTCTTAACGCGGCTCCCGACCGCGAATGGATTGACGATCTCGTCTGTGAGGTGTATGAAGACGTTATTCGGGGCCAATAGGCCCTGAATTATGCTGGGTAAGGTGTAACGGTTGCACGCGTCGTTGTGAACGATGAGGATGAGGTTCGATTCCTCTACCCAGTACCAAATTTGGGCGGTATCAGCAGTAGGTCGCTGTAGAGGGGTTGTAACCCCCTTCCGGGTAAACCGGGCGTGGTTCGATTCCACTGCCGCCCACCAAATCTTGCAAAGAGACGCCCTTTGTGGCATAGTGCGCATCATGGCTGTCGAAGTATTCAACATCAACTACTATCTGATGGAAGCCTCCGCTTCCAATCCAGACGCAGCGGTACTTGCGACACACAACACGTTTTATGCGCTGAACTCAGCCCCCGCTGATCGGGTCTTTGTTCAACACTCTCTGCGGTACTTGGTATCTGGTGGGATTGTACCTGCTTTGACCGTGCCAACAACGAAAGTGGCTGTCGTGAATGGTCCCTCACCAAGTCGTAATGAGCTTACGGTGCTGGGGACGCGGTTGTTTAAGGTCTTGGGAGGCAGTCGGCTTCCACAAGCAAAAGTTTTCACCCAAGAGACGCGTTTGTTCGCGGTCACATCCTAGCGGGAACCTCCATGGCAATTCTACGTATCGCAACTTCCGAAGCCGACTTCACTTCAATGGGTGGGGACGCTTCAACCAACACAAACTTTTTTGATCCCGACCGTGTGGATAATTGCTTTGAGTTGGATTCAAGCGAAAATGCTTCTTTGGTGTTTCCCACACCGGCAGGCAATGAAACTTGGTTCCACTTTGTTTGGGGCCAGAATGGCAACAGCGGTTTTCACGAAACCACAGTTTTCGATGTCAAGGACTCTTCAAACAACGTGCTGGCGTCCATTCGTCAGGACGGCCTTGCAACTTATTTCCGTATTCACGGAGACACCTTCTTCGAAGGAAGCCCAACAAACATCAGTATCAACAGCCCGGTCGTTATCGATGTCCAAGTCATTGTTAATGGAAACACAGACATCACTGTCCGTGGCTACATCAACAGCGCCTTGCAATTCGACTCAATCCAAGCGAACTCTGCCAACAAAGGCAAACCTGCTGACTGTAACTTCCAGAATAACTATTCGGGCGTTGGAAGTCACAGCAAGTTTCTCTCCGAAGTCATTGTTGCTGACGAAGACACACGTGGTTTCCGCTTGCGCGAATTCAAACCACAATCTTTCGGCGTATTCCAGCAATGGGATGGAACCGTTTCTGCTGTTGTTGATGCCTCTCTCGCTACCGGTGTATCCACCGATGTGGCTGATGAGCGTGTGTCCTTCGGTGTAAGCAACCTTGATCAAGTACAAGGCGGGGACATCATCAACCGCATTGTGGCTCAATCATACGCCCAGCGCGGCACGAGCGGCCTTACAGGAATCAACCACTTCTTCCGTTACGATGATGGCACCGTACAAGACGGCGCTGACATCACTCTGGGGCTCTTTGGTGAGTGGTATGTTGATGAGTACCCCAATAACCCTCGCACTGGCGCTCCTTGGGCTCCTGCTGAACTGGCAGGCATCCAACTCGGCATCCGTGCCCGCACATAAGGACCTTCCAATGCCTATGCCTTCCAATTTCATGACCGCCGCACAACTCGTTGAGAAGATCAACGGTATCGAAGGTGGTTCCGAGCTTCCAGTCAAAGTCGCCAACTATGAAGGTGATCATGGGATGACGGCTTACACAATTCGCAAGTTCCGACTTTAAGCGCGTTGAGCGCGACTACTACCCCACCCCGAAAGCTGCGGTAGTTCCACTCATTCCATTTCTCCCGCCGAGCTTCTCATTTTGTGAACCTTGCGCGGGTGACTTGCGTCTGGCAGTGCATATTGATGAACTGACGAACAGTCAGGCAATCATGACGGCTGCATACGACATCGAGCCAATGGATGGAGGCGTACAGAAGCTTGACGCAACCACGCTGACGTGTGCAGATGTTGGTGCGAATTGTGATCTGATTATCACGAACCCACCTTGGGATCGCACCAAGAAATCAGGTTATCTGCTTCACACCATGATCGAGCGCTTCGCTGAGATCGCGCCAACTTGGCTTCTCTTTGATGCCGACTGGGCGCACACAGTTCAAGCACAGTCGTATCTTCAAAAATATGGCATGGACATCGTGTCTGTTGGACGTGTCAAGTGGATCGAAGACAGCAAAATGACTGGCAAAGACAACTGCGCTTGGTACCACTTCAAAAAGAACGCTCGGCATGAGCGTCCCTGTCCTCGTTTTTGGGGACGTGGAATTACTCCTTCTTAACTATTGCGCATTTCACATGCGCGAAAGTTACATGCCCGATTAGCTCACTGGTAGAGCGGGACCCTTACATGGTCTGACAGAACTGGTTCGATTCCAGTATTGGGTACCAAACATGCGTCCTTAGCTCAGATGGTAGAGCGCTTCTTCGACATGGAAGAGGACACTGGTTCGATCCCAGTAGGACGCACCAAAATCAAGGAACACAGATGTTCAATCCAGCAGGTCTTTATTGGTACAAAGCAGTTGTTGCCAGCAAGTATGACGGTGACACATGGCGGCTCAACATCGATCTAGGCTTCGATAGCTGGCTCATGAATCAATCTGTACGTCTTTACGGCATCGACACTCCTGAAATTCGTGGGGAAGAACGCCCCGCAGGTTTGATCACATTGGATGTCGTGAATGATTGGTGCCCGGACGGCACGCATCTGCTTCTCCAATCCATCAAAGACCGTACAGGCAAATACGGACGCTGGTTGGGACTGATCTGGCCCGAAGGTTGGGATCAATCTGTTAACGGACGGCTTCTCGAAGAAGGGCACGCCACCGAATATATGGGTTGACACTTTGAAAATGTCTCTCTAACATTTGCTCATGTATTTAGAGACGCCTCAAAAAGAACGCGAAACCATCCCATCGCAGGGTGCAAGAGAGCACGACGCTTTTAGCGATGATGGTAGGTTTGTATTCACAGGCAAAGCCGTAGGCGCTGCCAATTGGTACAACACCGAAGTGGTTCTGTCTGAATTCTTTCAGCGCCGGGACCAAGAAGAGCAATCGGAAGTCAGGCTTCTCTCTAACGACGAGATAATCGCTATTGCGGAGAAGTATTCATGACCGAATGCTGTTTACACTTCTGATTAAGTGTGATAGACATTTTCAGAGTTTCGGGCTACTAGCTCATCTGGGAGAGCGCCTGCTTTGCAAGCAGGAGGTGCGGGGTTCGAGTCCCCGGTGGTCCACCAATATATCGGCCCTGCAATCAATCGCGGGTAACCGATCTCATAGCTTCGATGTCAGCGGGGCAAATGAGTGATAGGTGACAGCTTCCTACAAATGACTGCTTCTGACACGTGAAACGATTGATTAAACGGGTGATACGAAAATTCACCGCCGGACCCGTAACCGGTACATGGGGGCTGCTGTATGGGACAGACTTGACATTTGCAATGTCGATGGCGGGGATCGTTACCCCGTAGCTCCACCAAGAATTTTTGCCCGGTCGTCTAATTGGCAGGACGCGAGGTTTTGGACTTCGAAATTCAGGTTCGAACCCTGAGCGGGCATCCAAGTTTATTCCCTACGGCCCAGACAGGTACTGGGGCACGGCTGTTAACCGTGTTGACGTAAATCACTGTTGTGGGATTATGCACAGAAATGTGCGGACACAACATGTTTTCAGTGTGGCGAACCTATCAATACAATTGATGAATTCACAGTGGAACATAAAGTACCTTGGCTTGATTCAGATGATCCTGTTGGGTTGTTTTTTGATCTTAAAAACATTGCTTTTAGTCATCATAGCTGTAATGTAGCGGCCCGCCGCCGAGAGCCTTTGAAACCGTGCGGCACATTGGCAGCTTATGGACGGGGATGCCGGTGCGAAAAATGCCGTGAGGCCCAAGCAAAATATGACGCAGAAAAGGGCTACGACCCCGAGAAGCGTCGTCGTAAATACCGGGATACCGGTCATTGATTGTTCCGGTGTAGCTCAGTTGGTAGAGCGGCGGATTGTTAATCCGTGAGTCGGGGGTTCGAGACCCTCCACCGGAGCCAAATAAAACACTTGCTTCATGAAAAGTGATACTGTACAAGTCGCTTCATGAATAATGAAACAAAGAAAGCGTTCTACACGCGCTGTGGTGAAATACTCGGTGTAGAACATGACTGGAATGAGCCAGTCAAACGTCGCACACGCTGGAACACCCGTTTTCTCGGAAACGGCAGGTATCCGGGCTTCGGAACAATTCGGTTCTTCAATCCAAACTCTATTCACGTCATGAGCAGCCGTCATGGTGTAAAGACTTTCAAGAGTGTTGAAGAAGTTTACGATTTTCTGGAAAAAGCGACCGAATGTTGTTGACATCCTGATCAACACGTTCTATCAATAGTTCAACGACGATGTGACCTCCATGTTGTTCGTTTCGGTGCAGTTTATGCAAAGGGTTCTGGACAAAGACCCTTAGACTAATTTCGAGGATGCCAGTGGACGGTAAACAAGAGCCCCATTTTTGCCCGACTTGTGGTCAACAGACTACATACCGGACAAGCCCAGAATGGCTTCTGGGACATTGGAGCGGAAAATACGTCGGAATGCTGGCTGCTCTTATTGAGGCACGCAGTGCAAAGCGCGGCTTGAGCCTTGATGAACTTACATACGCGGCGTACGCAAACATGCCTACGCCAATGCCAGATAACCCTATCGGGAGCCTTCGGGTCCTGATGTCAAACAACAAAGACAAACTCCGCGAACTTGGTTGGGAGATTGTTGGACCACAAACAACCGGAAACGGCTTTTGGCTTGTTCCCGTAGAAAGGACTTGAAGATGAAAAGTTTGCTCAAACTTGATCGCATTCGCGGAATCCCCGCGTCCAAGGAGACTCTCGTCTAGCGTTAACGTGACGCACCTGACAAAGAGCCTTGGGCGGGAACTGCTGTGCAGAACCCGCCCTTTCTATTTTTAACAATGCACCGGTAGCTCAGTGGCCAGAGCGGGAGGCTCTTACCCTCCGCGTCATGGGTTCGAATCCCATCCGGTACACCAAACACACGATAAATAATGCGGGTGTACTCGTCTGGGACGAGAAGGCGCTGTCTACGCTTTGAGGCGGGTTCGATTCCCGTCACCCGCGCCAAGTAAAATGCACCGGTAGCTCAGAGGCCAGAGCGAGAGGTTTTTACCCTTCGCGACGGGGGTTCGAATCCCTCCCGGTACACCAAATCAGGAGACGCCCATGATTGTATTAGTCACAGGCGGTCGTGAATATAAGAACGACAAACAACTGTTTGCTGTTCTCGACCGCATCCACTCGGAGCGGAAGTTCACGTTTCTCGTCCACGGAGACGCACAAGGAGCCGATTACAGGGCTCACCGCTGGTGTAAGTCTCGTGGGGTCCAACCAGTCGCTATGGAGGCGCTGTGGGACCATGAAGGCAATCCAGCAGGCTCACGACGCAACAAGCGCATGTGGGACTTGTTTGAGCCTGAATTGATCATTGCTTTTCCCGGAGGGACCGGGACGGCAAACATGATGCGCCTTGGATACGAAGGCGGTGCTGAAATTATCGATGATGAAGACATCGACATTACGAAACCCGGCAAGATTGTTGGTGTTCGTAAATGATGTTTGAATGTACTGAGTGTGGTGAAGTAAAGGGTGAAGAAGAATATCACACACGAACGCGTGCAAGCGGAAATACCCATCGCTACAAGCATTGCAAATCTTGTCACAGGAAGAAACAGAAGAAGCACTATAATCAAAATAAGGGTGAGTATGTCCAGAAGGCAAAGCTCAGTAAAGAAAAATACAGGCTTTGGTATCAGAAATATAAAGAAACCTTGTGTTGCAGCAAGTGCGGGGAGGACCACCCTGCGACATTAGATTTTCACCACGAAAGCGACGACAAAGAATTCAACGTAAGTGAAGCGGCGGCACAGGGGGTGTCCAAAGAAAAGCTTATGAAAGAAATTGACAAATGTGTTGTATTGTGCGCAAACTGTCACAGGAAACATCATTACGCCTCTGTATCCGCGCGGTCTACGAAGCCGTAAGCAGGTAACTGGATGGAAGATGCAGGTTCGAATCCTGTCAGGGGCTCCATTTCACAAGGATATGCGTATGTTGTTCATTACTTGGCTCGCCGCTAACGCGGCTATGTTCTGGGTATCAGGAAAGATGACCGGAGAAGGTGCAGACCCAATTGGTTCAAGTCTTTTGGTTATCGTTATGTTCCTTGTTTTGAATATCGGCTTCGGCGTATACGCCATTTGGGGCTAACGAAATGCGGGTATGGTGTTTAACGGCAGCATAGCAGATTTCCAATCTGACGGTCGGGGTTCGAATCCCCGTACCCGCTCCATAGGAAATGTCTGGTAACTAAGAGCACAACGCTCCGAAGGCGCAGACATAAGGCTGGTCACCGACAGCGACCCGGATGCGACCGTAATATCGTCGTTGAGCGCCATGGTTAGCGCCTATCGAGGCCAGAGGGAGCCCGCGTAGCAAATCCCTCACCAGATGTGTGGCACGGTTACGATCACTGACCTAAGCAAAGGGGTAGCTCCCGGAGCGCTGATAGTCATATCCCCGTGGTCCTACCCAAAGAGTTTGCTACTTGAGGGTCCCGTGAAAGGACGCTTTTCATCTAATAGGTGTAAAGCACAGGGAGACACGCTTCTGGCGCTTGGCACAGCTTCGGCCCTGCCTTGGTCTCCCAAACATGCGGATGTAGCATAAAGGTAATGCGCTTGGTTGCCAATCAAGATAAGAGGGATCGTTACCCTCCTTCCGCTCCAAGAATTTATGGTTCCGAGGCCAAAAGGTGAGGCGCGTGCCTGATTAGCGCGAGTACGGGGTTCGATACCCTGCGGAACTACCATATTTTTGTCCCGTAGCTCAGAGGCAGAGCGAAGGTCCGATAAACCTTGTCAGCGTTGGTTCGATCCCAACCGGGACAACCAAATACTTATTGACATATCTTTTAAGTTGCTTCAATGAGTAGTCATGATATGCACACACTGTAAAAAAAGCTCGAAAGAGCTACATAAGCACCACATTGTTCCACGGTCTCGTGGAGGCACAGATGATGACGATAATATCGTACTTTTGTGTATAGATTGTCACGGACTGGCTCATGATGCCAGTTTCAAATCTCGAAACGGCTTGATCGCATCTGGTATACAAAAAGTTCGCGACGATCAAAAGGCCTTTAACGATTTAGATAATGGAGAAATCCTTGAAGTTGTAGGGAGCATCCTAGATGAAATTTACACCGATGCTGATCCTATGGGGGAAGTTTTAGACGTATTATTATCAGAAGGCCTTTTGGATGGTGTTGATATTTATAGATTGTTTTTTACAGACCAAGGCTTTGGACGCTCTTCTAGGAAAATTCTATCTAGGATAGAGACATCAATTTCAAGAGCCAAAGAGCGGTTAAATAGCTAACACATGCCTGTGTGGCGGAACGGTATACGCAGCATCTTGAGAGGGTGTGGCTTCGGCATGAGGGTTCGACTCCCTCCACAGGCACCAAAACACACTTGCCGGTGTGGCGGAACGGTATACGCAGCAGTTTCAGAAACTGTGCCTTCGGGATGTGGGTTCGACTCCCACCACCGGCACCAAATAATGCGGGCGTGGCGGAAAGGTATACGCAGCAGTTTCAAAAACTGTGGCTTCGGCATGTGGGTTCGATCCCCACCGCCCGCACCAAGACACGGATGGTGAAGGCGGGAGGTCCCGTCAACCGATTGCTAATCGACTTGCTCCGTTGGAGTGGGGTTCGAGTCCTCCGCCATCCGCCAATCATTGAAAAAATTCCCGACCTATGCTATCGTTAAAACATCAATCGGGAGAATTCAGATGAACCTTAAATATCCTTTCAGCAATCCTGCCATTCCTTACGCAGCTTTGCAAATGCTCAACACGATGCACGACCGCATCGAAGTCCTTGAAAATGCGCCGCAGTCTGATGCAGCCCCTGAAAATAGCCCCGCCCCTATTGACTCGGCCTTCTTTGCTGGAACTGTCAATGCGGACGTAATTTTGGCAGACTTCGCTATTGGAAAATCATTCCATTTCCAAGCGGAAGCTTCTGGCATTAATCTTACATCTTCACAGGTGTTCGTAACAAACATCGATGGATTTGCGTCTTTCGGAGCGTCCTCACCTTTGGCAATTCCCGGAGGAACCCAAGGGTTCATTTCGAAAAGTTTGTCTGGAAACGTTGCCGTAACCTACAAAACATAATTGGATAGCGATCTCGGAAGGTTCCGGGGACTGTTTTGAAAACAGATCGCACGACAGTGTGGGGATCGATACCTCCGCTATCCGCCACAATCACCGACAAAACGAAATACCCGGCACAACCTAACAGGGATGCCAGCAATGCTTATCAAAGGCCTTGATTACGAACACATCGGCGGTGACGAATACAACCCGTACGGGCGCATGTATCGCACGCTTCGGGACTACAAATTCTTCTACCGCACAACAGAACTTACCATTCCTGCGGGATACCAATGGGACGGCCCTAGTGGCGTTCCTTACGTAGGGAATATCAATTCAGGGTGGCTGGAACCATCCCTTGTACACGACTTTTTGTACGAAGATCACGACCGTATCGAAGGTCTTGAGATCACCCGCCAAGAAGTTGACGAAAAATTCTATACTGACTTGACAGCCAACGGTGTGTCAGTTATTTATATCTTCATCATGAAGAAGTTCCTTCAAGGCGTTTTCCAGAACGTTTGGGACGGATCAGTTGAAGGAGCTACAACCGTTTTGAAGCGGTATATGGTTCCAGTAATTTTGACGGTGTTTGGTTTGGGTGCGTTGGTTACAACAGGCCTTATCTTTTATGCACCAGCAGTTTTGAGTGTTTTGGCAGCTTTTGTCTGACACTTATTGGGAAGTAGTTCAGCGGCAGAATAACGCACTTTGAATGCGCAGGTCGGTGGTTCGAATCCACCCTTCCCAGCCAACAACACTTTCGTAGCTCATCTGGAAGAGCGTACCCCTCCGAAGGGTAAGGTAGTAGGTTCGAGTCCTATCGAGAGCACCAAAAATGTATGAGTCGAGCATAATTCTGGCTGGGCTAGAAGCGGATTCCAATCCCGATTGCAAGGGGTTCGATTCCTCCGTCTCATGCCAATAACGCTGTCGTAGTGATAATGGTAGCACAATCCTTTGGTAGGGGATTAGCGAGAGTTCGATTCTCTCCGACAGCACCATGGAGAGCGATCCTGTCTGGTGACAGGGGCTGCTTGGAAAGCAGTACGCACCGTTTGCGCGGTGTGGGGTTCAATTCCTCCGTTCTCCGCCATACAAAGGAACCCGACATGCTCGATACCAGACTTTATATTTTGATGCGTTCTGACATGGTGTCAATGAACCCCGGCAAGGGGATGGCACAAGCCGCTCACGCGGCCAACGCATTCATTCACAACGTCGATGAGACTATGCGCAAGTTCGAGACCACGGTGTGGAGCGAACAAGCAGCCTTCGTTCGCCATTGGCAGCGTCAAACGCCCCAAGGCTTTGGTACGACCATCACTTTGGAAGTTCCGAGTGAAAAAGAACTCCGTTCTCACATCGACACCGCCCAAGAGTTGGGACTGTTCAGTGGCACTGTCCATGATCCTACGTACCCGGTCAGGGATGGGAAGATTACTCACTTGATCCCAGTTGACACATGTGGTTATATCTTTGTGTCGGACCCGGAAAACCTTCCAAGCGCAACCCGGCAACTTAGTCTACATCCATAGGAGGACCCGACATGCTGACCGAAGAAAAGATACTCCAAATTGAAGCAGCTTTGACAGATGCGTCTGCGGAGTCTCGTGTGTATATCGGATGTGACTCTGATCGCTTCCGGGGCAAAGACGGAAACTGGCATGCTTCTTACACAACCGCTGTTGTTGTTCACAACATCGACAGTCAAGGAATTGGACACGGTGCCAAGGTATTCATCTGTACGGAACGTATGATCGACTACGATCAAAAGAAGAACCGTCCGATGATGCGTATGATGAACGAAGCCTACAAAACGGCTGAGGCGTACCAACAACTCGAAGAAGCGCTGCTTGAATTCGATGTTGAAGTCCACCTCGACATCAACGACGATCCAAAGCACGGTTCCAACTGTGCACACGGCTCTGCGGTCGGGTATCTGAAAGGCGTAACCGGGCGTCCGGTGCGTACAAAGCCTGATGCGTTTGCGGCTTCTTATGTTGCTGACCACGGCGTACGCGGCAAGTTCTCTCGGAACTCTGCGCAATATTAAAATTTGGATGGTGATCTCGGCTGGGCTGAGGACTGTTTCGAAAGCAGATCGACCCCTAACGGGGTTGGGGTTCAATTCCTCCGCCATCCGCCATACGTTTTCTGCATAGCGGCATTGTCTCCGTATCTATTGTGCACACGCAGCATTTGAGTATACTCCAACTATCAAAGGAGAACTCAAATGCTCAAACGTATTCATACTTTTATCGCCCGCTCACGCATGCGCTCTGTACTTCATTCGATGAGTGATCGCGAACTCAAAGACATTGGGATCAATCGCGGTGACATCAATCGTATGGCGGATGAAATGGTAGGCGCATAAGTCCTCGCCGGTGGATTACCGGGCTCGGCCTCCTAAGCCTATGCACGAAGGTTCGATTCCTTCCGGGGACGCCACACCGTTCCGCATTGAATTGTTTTGGTTACTGTGCTAGATTGCGCAAAACAGACAAGGAGCGGATATGTCCACTTATACACTTGGTGAGAATATCACCAGCACAGCAAAAACCGATGCCCAACCTGTTGAGGCGGGCATCTACATGGTTGCGGCGTCAGCCGAAGGCACCATTGTGAATTTGCAATTCTTTATGAACATTGGCGCTGCAACGGATGTACAGCTTTTCTCTGAGCCTTTGTCTATGGATTCGACAAAGATCATCGTTCTGCCTGACTGCGCCGTTTCGGTCTCTGTCGGAAACCTCGGACGGATCGGCGGAGCCAATGTGGCACTGACTCGCATGGGCGATGTGACAGGCTACATCCAACCAGATGAAGTCGTCGCCATCCCTCCAATTGATGGACCAGTTGACGTAGCATAACTTTAACGCCCCCAAAGCATAAATGGTGATGCACCGGTTTTGTACTCCGGTTAAGCTGGTTCGATTCCGGCTGGGGGCTCCAACAAACAGGCTATAGCTCAGAGGAAGAGTGCTCGGTCGGGAACCGAGAGGTCACTGGTTCGATCCCAGTTAGCCTGACCAAACATACGTTCAGAACAACCCTCCTGCACGACCGTTATAGGCGAAAGCCTTGACATGTGCCATTTTATCCATAAAGTGTGGCTCATGAGTAGCTCAATTCCAAATCCTATCACGCGTGCTGAAATGGCAGTACCGTTTCGTGCTTCCCCTGTATTGCACCCTGACTATACGTACTGGGCACCTTACTGGGAAATGATCCGCGACGCGGAGATCGGTGAAATCGAAGTGAAGCGCAAGGGGGAGAAGTATCTCCCACGTCAAGCCACACACGATGTAAATCAATACAAGTCTTATTTGCGCCGGTCTGTTTTTTACAACATGACTGCGCGTACTTTGAATGCGTTGTACGGAACTGTTTTCCGCCGCGTTCCAAAAATCGCAGGACTTTCCGAAAAACTCAAGAAAGCTTCAAAGCGCATCACCCATACATTGCGTGCTACACGGCAGAAAACATTCTTGATTGGCAGATGTCCGAAGTCAACGGCGAATGGGTTCTTTCTAAAGTGACGCTTCGTGAAATTTACTATGACCGTGAAGGGCACTGGTCACCATATCAGTACAAAGCCCGTTTCCGCGTGCTTGTTCTGGAAGAAGACGAAGACGGGTCGTTGGTTTACAGTCAATTCGTTTACGAAGACCAAGACCACTCTGCGGCAATCCCAGACACAGATTCTGCTCCAAATGAGATCGTCACACCGACTGTTCGGGGACGTCCTCTGAGCTACATTCCGTTTATCGTCATTGGGCCGTTCACAAACTATCCTGATGTACAAAAGCCGCCGATGATGGACATCGCGACTTTGAACTTCTCCCACTACATGTCTTATGCCCAGCTTGAGCAGGCCCTGTTCTATACAGGTAGCCCAATCTTTACTGTGCAGAATGACTCAAGCCAAGATCAAGGCACATACGAAGTTGGCCCTGATGTTGTCTGGATTTTGGACAAGGATGAAGAAGCGAAGCTTTTGGAATTCAACGGACGGGGGTTGCAGCACCTTGAAAACGCCTTGCGTTCCAAGGAAGGCCAGATCGCATCCATTGGCGGACGTATGATGCCGGGGTCCAGCCGGGGTGCCGCAGAGTCGGATAACTCCCTCGTTATGCAAGAACGCAACGAGCAAACTCTTCTTTTGAACATTGCTGACACTGTTGATGAGGGTGTCACCCAAATTCTCAAGTGGTGGGCTGATTGGACCAATGCGTCCAAAGCCATCATGGATTCCATCACGTTCGAACTTAACCGCGACTTTTTGATTAAAGACGCGGGCGCTCGTGAATTCCGTGCTATTCACCAAATGTACGCAGATGGCGTTATCCCGCTCGAAGTTGTTTATGACTATTTGAAGCGTGCGGAAGTGATCCCAGAGTGGATGGACGAAGGCGAATACGCAGCACTGTTGAAAGACAGCAAGCAATTCCCGAACATGGTAGATGTTCTGGCACGCATGAAGAGTTTTCCTGACGCGAAAACATTCCACGAATATAAGATGGCAAAAGAAGAGTTCAATCGGACAGCTACAGATGTTCCGGGTTCTCCAAACGAGCCAGATAACCCCGGCGTCCAGAAGCAGACACGTGATGCACGTGCTCTTGCAGACCAAAACAAGAAGAAAGAAGAAGACGATGAGCAAGAAAGCTGATCGTCTCTCAAAAATCGAAGATAGTCTCGAAGAGATTGCACAGCTACTGCGTCTTCTCCTTGCTCGCGGCTTGAATGATGCGGTGCCGGATGTTCCTGCGCCGGTTAACCCTTACATTCCCCCTCTAACACCTGTCGATCCAATGCGCCCATGGCAACCCCCAACATTGCCTGCGGTACCCGATCTTGATCGCGGAACAACTTGCCCTCGCTGCGGAATGACTTTCCGTGGCGTAACCGGTTATGTCTGCCAAGACCCTAAGTGTCCATCAGGGCTGGGGCCAATTACGTGTTGAAACTATGACAAAAAAAGTGACCGGCGTTAATCCAGACTACGCCGATTATGCCGAACTCGATACAGACGCGCTTGATGCGGTTGAAGAGTTTATGGACGGACAGATTTCATACGACGAGCTTAAAAACTTGGTCGGAGTTGAAGCTGCTACTGTTCTTAAAGAAATCCACTTCGGAAAAGACGATCCCGAATCATATTTCGACGACCCAGAATCGTTGTAAATAAAAAAGTTTAGGGGTGACCCGTTTTAGTGCTATACCTTGACAAATATAGCACGATGGGTTAAACATTCCAACATCGACGCCGAAATGTCTGCACGTCCTTGTGACAATTTGTAGACATCCGGCATTAACGGGGACCCCAGTCCCCAGCCTCGGCGGTGTCGAGGTCAACTTAGCAAGGGCTCACCACGGGGTGGTGTGGATACATAGATGGCAACTCTCACGTACGAAAGTCTTTCGGAGGTCCCGGAGGACCTACAGGACGCAGCCAAGGAAGAAAACGGCAAATACGTCGTTTCCGTGACATCTTCGGGGAAGATCAAGGAATTCCGTGACAACAACATCGCTGTTACAAAAGAGCGTGATACGCTTCAAGCAGCACTCGCACAATACGAAGGTGTAACAGGCGTTGCTTTGCCTGATCTTGAAGACGGAAAGCTTTCTGACTTCGCGAAAACACTTGAAGCATTGCGCGACACCAGCAAGAAAGTTGCTGACGGCAAACTGGTTGAAGAAACCTCTCTGGAAGAAGCTGCTGCGGCACGCGTCACCGAGGTAACAGGTAACTTCAAAGACCAATTGGCACAAATGGCCAAAGATCGCGACGCTCACAAGACTGCGGCGCAAAAGGCTGAACAACGTGCCAATGCAATGATGGTCGAAAATGCTGTCCGCCTCGCCGCATCTGATCCAGATGTTGCGATGATCGACAAGGCGGTGACAATGGTCCTGCCAAGTGCGCTCGGAACTTTCAAAGTTGGCGATGATGGAAAGCTGACGCCAAAGCACAACGACGGCACCGTTATCTACGGTTCTGATGGTGTGACGCCGAAGTCAATCAAAGAATGGTTGATGGAGCAGCGTGAAGAGAATGACTTCTTGTTCCAAGGGTCTAAAGGTGGCGGTGCATCTGGTTCCTCAGATAGCTCCACAGGTCGCCTCTCTGCTGCACAGTTGGCCGATATGAAGCCAGCGGAACGTATGAAATACGCCCGCGCAAACGGCCTCGGATAAGAACTACGTTGGAGCCTTCGGGCTCCGACCCCGCGAATAGCTAAGAAAGCCTCGGCAGACTTAGTTTTAATGCCTTCAACTTGATTGGGCTGAGTTGAGGGGGATAACAGGCTCGGCGAGCCTGCTTCACAGCCCTTAAATTGAAGCAAGCAAACCGTAATTTAGGAGACACGAAAGTGATCACTCTGTTTGAAGCCTCCAAGCTCAACCCCGGTGAAGTTCTGCGGAACACCGTGATCGAGCACTTCGCTCGTACGAGCGACCTTCTGCGTGCAACCAACTTCATCAATGTTGATGGTGGTGCGTATGTATATAACATGGAAGGATCGCTTCCGGGCGTTGCGTTCCGTGGTGTCGGTGAGGGTTACACCTCTTCGGCTGGTATCATGAACCCTGAGACTGAGCGTCTGCGCGTTGCAGGCGGCGACCTTGATGTCGATCTCGCAACTTTGAAGATGACTTCCGAAGATGTCCGTGGTTCCCACGAACTCAAGAAAGTCAAGGCCCTGTCTCTGACAATCGGCGCACAGATGATCAACGGTGACTCCACCGCTGACCCACGTGGTTTCGACGGCCTTCGCGTTCGTATCCAAGGCGACCAGCTTTTGGACAACGGTGCTACTGACGGCGGCGACGCTCTCAAGATCAGCAACCTGCGCGACCTCATCGACCAAGTTGATGACGTGCACCTGTCATGCGTACTCGCGTGGAATGGCTCGTTGGTATGGCGGTTATGCACGGTCGCGCTGCGGCACGTCTCCGTGGTATCTCTCAGGCAGCAGTCGTCAAGTGATCGATCTGGGGGTTAGCGACTGAGCTAACCCTCACCAATAACCCCTAGAAGGCACTGACCTTATTCTCAAGGAGAAACAGAGAAATGGCACGCTCAGAAGTAAGCGACCGGCTGGTCTGGCATCGTCTGTCCTTGCTGGTGCGACTGCGGTCGTCGGCTCTGGCCAGTACGTCATCCCGGTTGATGCACACACGCTCGAAAAGCTGTCTGCTGACCGCGAAGCTCTCGGCCTGAACGTTACTGTTGGCGGCGATGCCCCATCCGTTACTTTCAGCGCATGGGTTGCATACGCTAACAACCACGGCTAAGGCCCGGTTGACAAACCTTTAGAAAGGGCGGCTTAGACGCCGCCCTTTTCACTTAAACCCCTGACAAGCCGGAGACCCGACCATGGCTAATGCACCTTCTCACGCCCCGAACCCAGCGTCCGACCAAGTGACGATTTTTGATTCGGAAGGCAATTCAATTACTGCTTCCCGCTTGAACGCGGTTGACCTCGTTCGCGGCGGCACCCACTTCTGGAAAGCTCAAGACGTCAACGTCGCCCGTCCAGAAGCCGATGGCCCCGCAGACCCTTCTGCGGCTGTCGTGACTATCTATGATGCCGAAGGCACACCGTACGAGCTTGACTCCGCCAACGCGCGTGATATGATCAATTCAGGCGACTATTTTTGGAATGACCCAAAGCTCGTCGCAGCAACCCCAGCCGCTGCTGAAACACCAGCCGTTGAAGAAGAACCATCCGAGGTAACCGCTGAAACTGAAACTCCTGCTGTCGAAGAGACCGCCGAAGTGGAAGAAGCAGCAGAAGAGGTCACTGAGCAAGAATCGCTTGAAGCAGAAGCTTTGCGCGTATCCGGCGAAGAAGACGTGGTTGCTTACTTGGAAGGCTTCTCAGAGGAAGCTCTGCGCACAATGGCTCAAGAACGGTTCGGCGAAAAGATTCACCACCGCGCTTCCAAGACAAACGTTATCGCAAAGATCGTTGAGTTCGAAGAAGCACGCCTCGTCGGGGACGATCAAGCAGACGCTTGATCTCCCTCTCATAGGGAGAGACTAGCTTCATGGCTAAACAAGTTCTGCGTTTCAAGGCATCAACAACGGCTGCGGTTACAACCGCTGCCGTTGACGCATATGTCAACAATTCCACAGACCAAATTGAAGTTCGCCTGATTTCTGATCGGGCAACACACGTTAGTGTGATCGGAACGGCTACCGATCAAGACGCGCTTGTTCCTGCTGAGTGCATCGAACTTCTTCAAGTCGATCCCGGAAAAACTGTTAGCGTTCTTCGCGAAGCGTCCGAGACAGATGGACTTGTGTGGGTAACAGAAATCCAGCGGGTGTAAAGTATGAATATTTCTACTTTTCTTTCTGGCGAAATTGCACAGTTCATTAATGGCTTGGGAGGCACATCTGCACCAACTTCCTTGACTGTTGCCTTGTCTGCTGCGGACCCCCTCGCGGATGGTTCAGGGTTGGTCGAGCCATCTGTTTCAGATGGATACGCACGTCAACCTTTGACGCTGACCCCGCCTGTGTGTACGCCGGGAGCAGGAACGTCTTCATACAACAACATGCCACTCGTCTTTGGTCCTGTAACAAACAATGCGTGGCCCACCATCACACACATCGCGGTGTTTGATGGGACAGGGACGAACATGTTGTTCCATGGAGAACTCAACGTACAACGGGCGGCACCTGTTGGTGATGAAATCTCTATGGCTGTGAATGCGATTCAAATTCAAACGAAGGACTACTATTCAGACTTCTTCGGAAAAATGATTTTGAATTACTTGCGTGGCACTGATTTCCCTGCACCACCACTTACCACAGATTTGGCACTGTCTCTGACAAACCCTTCGCAAGATGGCAGCACTATTGACGAACCTATTCTCGGCTACACGCGGCAACCTATTACGTTCACCACAACTTCTGTGACTAACTCAGGTCGGGTACTCACAAGTAATGGGCCGTATATTTTCGGACCCGCCGACGTGCTTTGGGGATCGATTACACATAGTGCTCTGTTTACAGATGCCGGAGACATGCTGTTCTTCGGGCCGGTGGCAGTTCAACGTACTGTAGGAGAGGACGATTCTTTCGCTGTTCCTTTTGGAGCATTGACACTACTCCTTACGTAGGAGGATTAAATGTCCCAATGTAAGACAACAACGAAACCGCGTTCGGGCCTTATTGCTTGTTCAGAATTCTCTGTTAATCCTGTAATTCAGTCTGCTGCCACAGCTTCGCTGCAAAGTTCTGTTACTTTCTCTATTTTCGGATTTTCTTCCGTTCTCATGTCGCCTGCTGTGTGGCAAGGAACCCATGAAGTCTACGTAGAAAACACAGAAGATGTGACTGCTGTTCTGGTAAGTCGGGCTGTACCTGTTCAATCACCTCGTTCTGATGTGGAGACTCTTTGGGTACTTAATAACATTGGACCCGGTGCCGAATGTTGTGATCTTGATGACGGCGGAACAGGTGGAACCGGAAATGCGTCTATCACCATTGTACCAACAACTGTTATTGAGAATGCAGTTGCGGCTACTTTGGGAATTGGGGATGCAGGATTTTTGTTGTTCAACGAAGAGACCGGTACACTAAAAATCTGGACGGGTCAATCTTTTTCTGATACAGTCCCAAATAATGGTGCTACGGATTGCCCCGATCTCGATGGAGGCTTTGCAAACAGCACTTATCTAACAACCCAAGTATTCGAGGGAGGGGATTCTAATGGCTAGTATCATTCAAATCCGCCGCGATACTTTGTCTAATTGGACCACCGCTGATCCAATTTTGGCCCAAGGAGAATTCGGGCATGTTTTGGACGAACTTGATCTACGTATCGGAGACGGGGTAACGCCCTTTAGCGGGCTGGTTAATATCTTGGCAACCCCTGAACAAGCTCTAGCAACTGCAAACTGGTGACAACATGGCAACTTATCAAATCTTTAAAGAAACGACTCTTCCGGGAACTCTTGTAGAAAACGGAATTTATCTGGTCACGGCATCGAACTCTAACTACGTTGAAGTGTATGTGGCAGACAATACGGGCGCAGCTACACGCCGCATTCCAACAGAAACTGATATTCAGGCACTCATCAACTCTTCCGTGGCAAGTCTTGCTTCTGTTGAAGTTGTGGCTAACATCGCAGCACGCGATGCTCTGACACTTACAGCGAATACCAAGATTTGGGTTGTAGACGCCACCGCAGACTCTACCGTTGACAATGGTGGCGCGGAGTATCTGTGGGACAACGCTAACTCTGTCTTTATCAAGACCAGCGAATTCGAATCCATGGACGTCATCCTTAATTGGTCAGACATTGTTGGTGGACCTTCTTCGACTCCTGCGGCGATTGATGCGGCTGTGACCGCTTCACACACGCACGCAAACAAGACAGAACTTGATAAAATTACCGAAGACGCGGACGGTTTTGCCGCTTATGCTGGTGATTCTTTGGTTGTGACCGGCAACATCGCTTGGTAATCTAATATGGCTACTTTTAAAGTAGATAAAGTCGTATCAGCGCTCCCCGCGACGTTGGTTCCAGATACTATTTATGC